CGCCACCCCCTGTCCAGCCAGCTATTCTTTGATGAACGCCATTTTGTCGATTGGCTTGTTGGAGAAATAGAGTCAAATGTTTTTTCTTATATCGTAACCAGAACAACTAAAGTTCCGTTGACCGACCGTGGTGGAGCCTCAATTGAGCAGCAAGTTATTAGAGCTCTAGACTCAGGGGTTAATAATGCCGGAATAGCTCCAGGGACAACTAGCAATGGTGAATTTTTACCCCTTGGATATAAGACGACTGTTCAGCCAGTTGCAGATATTTCGATTGCAGATAAGGTAAATCGTATAGGTCCGACGATTTCTTTCGTTGCATTGCTTGCAGGGGCAATGCACTTTATTCAAATCGATGGAACAGTGGAGAGATAAAAAATGAAATCCTTTAACTTTAATAATGTGATTCTTCTTGTTCAGGGAGTAGAGATAACAGGATGGCCGGAAGGAGATGACGTGATAGTTTGTGATCGGAGGGTAGATACTGGCAGTGACGAAATGGGTGTTGATGGGGAGATGGTTCTCAATATCAGCAATGACAGAAGCGGGACTGTAGTATTTAAATTAAAGCAAAGCAGCACGTCAAATGCATTAATGACAGGAATAATTTCAGCGCAAGAAAATGGGGCTTTTGTTCCAGTATTCGTTCAGATAAAGAATACACAAGGCGGGGAATTAATATCAGGAACACAAGGGTACATTCTAAAGCCTGCCTCTATGCAATTCGGGGCAAACCACGGTGAGAATGAATGGACAGTTGTAGTTGAAAGACTTGACATGATAAACATCGGATCAGAAGGATTATAATGGGAACTGAAACAAAAACAACAAAAATTGGTATTAATGACTATTCGTATACTCAGCTGCCCGCAAGAAAGTCATTAACTCTTAAGTTCACTATAGTTAGTTTAATTGGCAAGTCGCTTATAAAGGGATTTTCTTCAGTTGGGAAAGATGAAAAGGAGCAGATGGAAACATTCGCGGACGCAATGACTTCTATCTTTGATAAAAATTCTCCTGAAAAAATAATATCATTGATAGAAGAAATATTTACTCCGGCCTTTAGAAATGGGGAAAGAGTGAACATTGATAAGCACTTTGAAGGTGGGTTTTCTGAAATGTATTCCGCTTTGTTTTGGGTGTTAAAAATGGAATACGGGAGTTTTTTAGAAGAAGCGCAGTCTATTCTAAAGTAGGTAAAACAATAGACTATTCAAAGCTCGCGCCTAATCTAGAACTTTACCTATGGAGGCCTATAATAAGCTCTCCTCAAATGTGTTATTTAAAAGAGCTTGAAGACGGGACTTATTCGATAAAAGACTTAGCAGACATGCATGAGGCGCTAGACCTTTTATACAAAATAGAGATAAAAAATAATGCCAGTAGTAGATAATTTATTTATTAAATTGGGTTATAAATACGATCCAAATAACTTGGAAAAGTTCAACGACTTTGCAGCCAAAACAGGCAAAGCTTTGAAATTCGTTTCACTTGCTTCAATTGGTTTGGCAACCTCTTTTACTCTTTTATTTTCTAAGCTGTCTTCAAATGCTCTTGCTCAAAAAAGTTTTGGGGATGCAATGGATGTTTCTCGGGAAAGCATTGAGGCTTTCTCAAGATCCTCTGAAGAAATAACCGGAGATAATGGGGTTGCATCCGGACTGATAGAACAATTCAATGGAATTCAGAATGCATTGAAAGCCGGAGAGTCACCGTCAAATAATTTTTTTAGAGCAATTCAATTGTTAGGAGTGGGGCTAGGAGAGTTCTCGACCATTTCTCCAGATGAAGTTTTATTGAGATTTTCAGAATCATTTCAAAATTTATCCGATGATTCAAAAGATGTAGTAACTTCTTTATTGAATTTAAATACAGCTGGAAGGAATTTATTTCAAGGCCTTACTCGTGAAGGGTTTGCAGCAAACATTCCAACTAAAGCAGATCTAGAATCAATAATTAAATTTGACTTATTGCTGAAAAATTTAAAGCAGTCTTTTAAAGATGCAACGGTAGCCTTTGGGACTCCACTGTTTAATCAGCTAATTCCGATAATAGATTCATTAACTGAAAAAATTCCGATGATAATTGAATTCGCAGCCAAAGCGACATCACAATTTATTAAGCTAGGAATTGCAATCGGAGAAGCTTTCGGAGCAGCCACGGTAAAAATAGATGACCTAATAAAAGAAAATCCAAAACTTGCAAGATCTATAACAAGTGGCTTTGACACAACGGTTGATACGATCGGCAATGCATTCTCATCTGTTGGTGGGTTCTTGGGAATTGGATCTGGAGATACAAATAATTCAACGAGTAGTAATTCAGTTAACCAGAATTTTGATGTAAATATTGTTAGTGATAATCCACAAGCTGTAGCCGATGCTATACAAAGATCTAGCGAAGAGCGAATGAGTCAGGCTAGCAAAAACTTACAAAATCCGGTTAAAAACTAATGGCCTTTGAAAATCTATTAATTACGTTTAAGCGAAAAATTGGTGCCATAAAAATTGATGGCGTGATAAATGAATCGACTCAAAGAAAAATGAGAATCACAACTAATCCGATAGAAAACGGCGCAACTATTTCAGACCACATTATTGAAGAACCACTTAGATATGTAATGAAAGGAACGATTACAGATACCCCTCTTGGGGCCGCAGCGTTCACCGAGCTAGCGGGGAGCGTTATTGACGCCGCAACCGGCATCTTTGGCAAATCAGAATCTTCCGGAACAACTCGATCAAATCAGGCATATCAAGAGCTCGTAAAACTAATGAAAGCTAGAGAGTCTATCACGGTAGAAACTAAGCTAGAGAAATATGAAGACCTTTTATTTGAATCTATTACAATAAATACAAATGTTTCAAACTCAAATGGAATAAGCTTTACAGCTTCATTTTTACAACCATTAACAGTGGTGATTGCAAGGCAAGCAGTCGATCAGGATTCAATTGACACTGATGAAAATTCAGCCGCATATGGAAATAAAAGCAATACAGGTTTTAGTGGAACTACTCCTGCCAGTAATACCGATGAATTCACAATAAGGAATAATCTAGGATGATAGAATTAATAACAATTCCAAGTGGATCATCTTTTTTTGAAACAACTTTAGGTGGCAATGCAGTCAGAATTGACATATATTATTCGAAGTCTACTGGCCGGTATTTAATGGACGTTGAAAATAAAAGGCTAAATAGAGTTTCATACGGGATAACGCTTAATGTTGGAGTAGATCTATTGGGGGCATCTGGAAGACTAGGACTACAGTCTCTGGTTTTGGTTAGTTTTCCCTCTCCACGTCTTGAGGCATCCTTAGATAATTTCCCACAGAACATGCAATTAGTTTACATGGATCTTGACACTTATAATGAATTCGTTCTAGAAGGCGGATTTTCAAGGCAACAATGGATAGAGCCTACTCCTAATGGCATCTAATAGAAAATTCAACCGACAGATAAAAGTTTCATTTAATCAGGGTAGATTTATTGAAGAACTTCGGATGCAATTTAGAATTGAAAGAGTTATTGGGGACTCCTATGCAAAGCTTAAGCTAGACATCTTTAATGTGATCCAGAAAAAAGAAAGTGAATCAGAATCAATATTTAAAGAGGGGGACAGCATTTCATTAGAAGCCGGATATGTAGACAATGTTTCTGTAATGTTCACTGGTACAATAAGGAATGTACAGACATTACGTCAAGACGTGGACATTATCACTACTATTTTTGCAAGTGACCTTAATTTTAGCACTGAGCCGGTAGCAAAAAAATCTTTCCGTGCGCAGACTAGTTTGGTCTCTTTGATTTCAGACATAGCGTTTGATGCAGACATAGACATTGCAGAAATGAACATTAAGGCAAACAACTTAGAAAGTTCAGTTGTTTATGGGAAAAAGTTTAGTCACGTAATGAATGACCTAGCTCTTACTTATAATTTTACTTGGTACATATTTAATTTAGAATTATATTTATATGACAATGATTCTGCTAATTCTAACAAAGAAAAATTAATAATTAACGCCGCAACCGGACTACTTGAGTCACCAGTTTTAACTCAAAAAGGAATAGATATTAAAATGCTATCAGACGGACTTTATACCGCAATGACAACTACCGTTGCTGGATTAATTGTAGGAATTATAGCTTATGTTGCTTATAATCATTTGGTTGTA